TTAGCAATATCGACCGGATTGCCAAGATCGGAGTTTCAAACCGCTGAGGATGTTTTAACCGCATTTGAGATACTGGAGAAGCGCAATGGCAACTGATGCAATCACTTATGACAAGAGTGATTTGCGCGGCATCATCAAAGCTTTTAAAGCTATGGATGAAACAGCCGTTGCACAGGCCAAAGGCGTTTCAAATGGATTGGCCACTTATTTGCAATCAAAGATCAAAGGTGAGGCAAGCAATCGGCCAAACAACGCAGCTAGTCGAATTGCCGATGGATCGCGTGTTAGCAAGTCATCAAAGATCGGTGAAATTTCATTTGGTTTTGTTTCGCAGAAATTTAGCGGTGGCGGTACAACCCAACAGCTTTGGGGCGGTTATGAATTCGGATCACGCAAATTCAAGCAATTTCCAATTTGGTCAGGCCCGGGGCCAAAAGGTGGATCAAAAGGATATTTTATTTATCCAACATTGAGAGCTGAACAGCCTCACATCATTGCTCAATGGGAAACAGCATTTTCTAAAATTTTGAAGGAGTGGTGATGGCCGGTCAATCCAGAACATTAAAGCTGGCAATCCTTGGTGATATTGACCAGCTCAAAAAGAGCCTTGACACCGGTAGCAAAGAGGTTCAATCCTTTGGCTCAAAGCTCGGTGATTTCGGCAAAAAGGCCGGATTAGCATTTGCCGCAGCTGGAGCCGCTGCCGCTGTTTATGCTGGCAAATTGGCCGTCGATGGGGTTAAAGCGGCCATTGCAGATGCAGCCGCACAGGATCGATTGGCCTTGACTTTACGCAATGTCACAGGTGCCACCAATGCCCAGATTAAAAGCACAGAGGATTACATCACCAAAACATCATTGGCTTTTGGCGTAACCGATGATGAATTGCGGCCATCGCTTGAGCGTTTGGCTCGTGCCACAGGCGATCTTGAAAAAGCACAAAAGCTGCAAGCTTTGGCGATTGATATTGCTGCCGGTAGCGGCAAATCGCTTGAGGCTGTTTCCAATGCGTTGGCAAAGGCTCAGGAAGGCAACACAGCCGCTTTGGGCAAATTAGGCGTGGGATTAAGCGCGGCCACGCTCAAAACACTTTCGATGGATGAGATCACAAAGAAGCTGGCAGATACTTTTGAAAACCAAGCATCGGTCAAAGCTGAGACATTTCAAGGCAAAATGGATCGACTCAAGATTGCATTTGATGAAGGCAAAGAAACAGTCGGATCATTTATTCTTGATGCGATCACACCGATGGTCACAATCTTTGTGGATAAGGTAATCCCAACACTTGCAAAAATGGCTGAAAACATAGGCACAAATCTTAAAGACCCAATGAACGCTGTTAAAGATATTTTGACAGGTTTTGTCATACCAGCTTTCAAATCCTTATACAGTTTTTTAGCGGATTTTGTTGTGCCATTTTTTGCCAATGTTTTTGGCCCAGCTTTAACGGGTTTAAAAAACGCCTTTAACACCATTAGCACAGCAATTTCAAACAATGAAACCGATTTAAAGCCATTATTTACTTTGTTCAAATCGGTAGCCACATTTGTTAAAGATACTATGGGGCCAGCAATTGGCACAGCTTTGCGCGTTGCATTTGAGGTTGTTGGTATAGCTATTTCAGGTGTCATCACCGCTGTTTCAAGATTGGTTGGTTTCTTTGATGATGTAATTGATAAGGTCAAAGCTTTCATCAAATTAGTCAAGGACAATCCATTGGTTCAAGGCCTTGGAAACATAATTGATCGCGTTTTTGGTGGAGGCCGTGCAGCTGGTGGCCCGGTAAATGCTGGCACCACATATCTTGTCGGAGAGCGTGGCCCAGAGCTGTTCACGCCATCCGGTAGCGGATCAATCATCCCAAATAACCGCTTGGGCGGTGGCGGCGGTGGCATTAACATCACAGTCAATGGCGCACTCGATCCAGAAAGCGTTGCACGCCAAATCATTACAATTCTTAACAATTCAAGCTATCGAGGCACGCTAGGTGCTGGAGCTTTGGTATGAGCCTTTGGAATCCGGAATATCAGATTTTGATCGATGGGGTTGATTACAGCTCATCGACCATTGCAAATTTGGGAATTACATCCGGTCGCACATCTATCTATGAACAACCTGTGGCCGGATATTGCTCGGTCGAGTTAATCAATTTTGACAACACAGATTATGCGTTCACAGTAGGCACGGACATTTTGATTTCAATCAAAGATTCAACCGGCACATTTGTGAATTTATTTGGCGGCTTTATTTCAGACCTAGAGATTTCGGTGCAATCGGCTGGATCACGCGGATATACAACAGCTGCACGAATTACAGCCTTGGGAGCGTTAGCGCGATTGGCACGAGCAAATTGGGAATTGGCTTTGGCCAAAGATTTTGATGGCGATCAGATATATGCCATTTTGTCAGATTTGCTGCTTAACAATTGGAACGAAGTTGCACCAGCTTTGCAATGGTATCAATACGATCCAACGACTACATGGGCAAATGCTGAAAATGTAGGCCTTGGCGAGATCGATCAGCCTGGACAATACGAAATGGTCGCAAGAGCTGCCGATCCTATTTCAAGCTACACAATAGCTTCACAAATTGCCGAATCTGCATTGGGATATTTGTTTGAGGATTCATCAGGCCGTATCGGATATGCGGATGCATTACACCGACAGACCTATTTGCAAAACAACGGATACACCACAATTTCGGCCAACACATCAATTGGTGTTGGCTTAAAGTCAATCACCCGGTCAGGCGATGTGCGAAACTACATCACTTTAAATTACAAGAATTCAAAAATTGATGTGAGCGATGTGGCATCCATTTCCCAATACGGCAAATTTGCTGAAATCTTTGACACCAATTTGGAAAATGCCGGTGAGGCTTTGGCGGTTGCCGAAAGGCGTTTGCAGCTTAAGGCATATCCACGAGCTTTTTTTGACTCAATCGAATTCCCGTTGGGATCACCCGAAATCGATGATTCAGACCGGGATGATTTGCTCAACATATTCATGGGCTTACCGCTGGAAATCACGGATTTGCCGGCAAACATTGTGAACAGCGTTTTTCAAGGCTATGTCGAAGGCTGGACATTTCGAGCCTCCTTTAATGCTTTGTCAATCAGCATCAACGCATCACCAATTGAATTCTCCCAGGTGACACTCCGATGGAATCAGGTGTCTGCTTTGGAGTCTTGGAATACAATCAACCCAACACTTACATGGGAAAACGCGATCGGATCGGTGGCATAAATGGCAACTACAACTCCCAATTTTGGCTGGCCGGTGCCAACAAGCACCGATTTGGTCAAAGATGGCGCAACAGCAATTGAGGCTCTTGGCGATGGCGTAGATGCATCGCTCGTTGATCTCAAAGGTGGCACAACGGATCAAGTGTTGGCCAAAAACAGCAATACAGACATGGATTTCAAATGGGTCACATCGGATGATGCCAACGCAATCCAAAACACAATTGTCGATGCAAAAGGCGATCTGATTGCAGCTAGTGCCAGCGATGTACCAGCTCGCTTGGCCGTTGGTAGCGACGGAAATATGTTGGTGGCCGATTCAACAGAATCGACAGGTTTGCGTTACATACCCAACACCGCAGGTGCAAAAAATGGCTTGATCAATTCAGCTTTTGATGTGTCACAAAGAGGCGCAACCATCACAGGAATTGCAGCCGATAATACATACACCGCAGATCGATGGTATGTGACTCGTGGTGGAAATCTTGATTATGCATTAAAAACTGTTGCAGGTGGAAACAATCCTCCAACATCTTTTGATGCTTATGGTCAATATGTAAACCAAAGTGCGGCAAATCCTTTTATTACTGTTCAACAAACTTTGGAGACAAAAGATAGTATTCGTTTTGCTGGGGTTACAGCCACATTGTCTTTTTGGGCACGGGCAACCGCCAACACGGCTAAGAGCAAATCGATTACGGCAGCTATTGGATACAACACAACGGCCAATACAAAAATTAACACATTGGTGGGCACAACGACATTTACAACACTTTTTGGCACCGCATCAACTGATTGGACTTTCTGCACTTTGACTGTCGGTGTGCCATCAACGGCAAAAACTGTTGGAGCTTATTTCATACAAAATCCATCAGGTGGTTTAGCGGTTGGAGATGGCTTTGAAGTTACCGGTGTTCAATTAGAGCGCAGCGCGGTGGCTACTGGGTTTCAGCGCAATGCAGGAACAATCCAAGGAGAATTAGCCGCTTGTCAGCGTTACTTCCAAAAGTCTTACGCACAAGGAACTGCGCCAGCAACAAACGGCACAGCAAACGGATTAGTTTTTGCTTCAACAACTGCAACCGCAGCGAACACAAATTATCTAGTAACCGTGAAATTGCCTGTCGTTATGCGAACTTCACCAACTTTGACTATTTATTCTTTTACCACAAGTCAAACTGGGCGCGTATCAGATGGCGCAGGTACGGATTTAGCCGCTGGAAGTGGTTCCACGAACTTGATTGCTGATAGCCAATTTACTGTTCAAAACTCATCGGGTGGACTTATTACAGCCGCACAAGGTGGCTTTGTCTTTCATTATGTTGCGAACGGAGAATTGTAAAATGATTATTTACACTTTGCAAGACAATGGATGTGTTTTGATGGATAACGACGGCATTATTTCAATTATTCCAAACGATCCTACAAATGCCGATTATCAACGCTATCTGAATCCAGAAGCGGCACAATCCACACCACTTTTGCCGGGCGATGAGTAATTTTCCACAAGGCACATTGCCGCGTTTAATTGAGGTTGCGCTCGCTGAGGTTGGCACAGCTGAAACAGGCAACAATGAGACAAAGTACGGCAAATTTATGAAAGCCGACAAGCTGCCATGGTGTGGCTCGTTTCTCAATTGGTGTGCTCATCAAGCCGGTGTCAAGGTGCCAAATGTGGTCAGCACCAAAGCTGGTGCCGAGGCGTTCAAGAAAAACAAACAATGGCACACCACACCAAAGATCGGTGATTTTGTTTTCTTTGATTTTATTATTGATGACAAAGAGACGATCAATCACATTGGCTTGGTAATCCGTGCATCTGAAAAACAGATTGTGACAATTGAAGGCAACACATCAGGCGGTGGCGATCAGCGCAATGGTGGTGAAGTCATGGTCAAATCAAGAGCTTTGGGAGCACGCTCATTTGTTATCGGCTACGGCCGACCAGTTTATGAGCCATTTTCCGGTGATTTACCGGATCGACCAAAAGGAGAAAAATAATGGAGCAAGCAAAAGCAATTGCAGCATCATGGGCGCGGTCATACATTGCCGCAGCTTTGGCCGTATACATGGCTGGAGGTTCTTTGGAGCAAATGGCAATGGGTGGCGTGGCCGCTTTGGTTCCCGTGATTTTAAGATGGCTTAATCCAGCTGATCATGCGTTTGGCTCATCGGGGAAATGACACCAAATGAGTGGGCAGCGGTGGGAGGTCTTGTCCTTTCGATCCTTGCCGCTGTCTATTCAGCAATGCGCTTTATGATCAAAGCTGTCATGCGAGAGCTAACACCCAATGGCGGCAGCAGCTTGAAGGATCAAGTCAATCGCATTGAAGCTCGTCTTGATGCACTTTACATCAAGCTTATGAAGTAGCGACACGCCACAATTTGAGCGTGATTGTTGAATTTGTCGGCTGATCCTGTCACTCTTTATTTGGGAGCGAAGCACAGTAGTTCCCGAATCGGGAGCAATACAATGAACGAATTATCGATTGTGATCTTTATGATCATCGCTGGAGCCTTTTGGGCTGTCATGAGCTATGCGGTCGGATTTAAGGAAGGCCAGCGACAAGGTTATACAAGAGGCCGAGCCGTATCTCGTCACATCTCACAGCTAGATCAGGCGGCCAAATAATGGGATTCTTGGATAACTATGAAGGCAACAAAGAACGCACAGATCGCTGGATCAAGACTTATCCAGAAGGCCGACTTGAGGCCACAATTGTCAATTTTGATCCAGAAAAAGGATCAATCCTTGTCCGTGCAGCGGCATGGCGTAATCAAACGGAGATTGAGCCGGCCGGCATCGATTTCGCGTACGGCTATCAGGCTGCCTATAACGCCAATATGAAACGCTGGTTTGTTGAGGATACTGTCACATCAGCTTTGATGCGTGTCATGGCGTTGGTCATGGGTGGCACGGAAAAAGCCACCAAAGAAG